CGTCGGGTGTTGTCGATCTCCAGCTTGACGGTATTGATGAGGGTGCGCCAGCGGTGAATGAACACACGCTCACGGGCGCGCAGGCTGCGGATCTCACGCTTTTGGTCCTTGATGTGGGTGTTGAGGGCGTCTGCGCGCTCGAATGGGAGCCGCATTTTGTTGATCTCACGGGCTCGGGCGCGGGAGTCGAGGGGCATTAGTTTGCGGACGATTCGGTCGGTTGGCATGGGTTTTAGCCTCAATTTGTCAAAGTGTATCGGAAATGTTAGCCAAAAAAATGACTCATGTCAAACAATTCCGAGTTCGTGCAGTGGGGTGCGTGCGCTTGGAACCCGCATGAATACTAGCTTTGCGTGGGGATTGGCCAGGAATGCTGGCTTTTTAAAAAAACAAAACAAGCTTAAAACCAAAAGAAAAAGATGAAAGTCTGCGGGAACGAGCGTGCGGAAAAATGAAGACACATATATATCTATCTATCTATTATAATTATATTTATATATATGTTCTGTGGCCGCTTTTTGCCCAGACCCGCATGAACACTGGCTTGGCGGGGGTACGGTAGTGTGCGCACGAGTTCGGAAATGTTTGGAGTGAAATTTTGGGTCACCGGAAATGTGGGGGGGTTTTGAGGGTGGTTCGCTTGAGTTCTTCCCAGGCTTCGAGGGCCTCTGCCTCACGCAGAAGACGGTGCTTACGATCCTTGGCCACGGCTTGGGCTTTGAGTTCTTGTCGCAGGTCGTGGAGTTGACGCTGGACGTGGGCAGGGGCGTTGGAGAAAAGGTCGTTACGGGTTTTGTGCATGATGGTCTCCCAGAAGTGAAGGTGTGGAACTCGGGGACAACGTGTCCCCGAGTGGTTGGGGTTGGTTGGGTTTAGGTTGACTCCGTGCGCACACGCTTGCCGTCAAAGGTCAGCACGAGGTCGGGGTACTCGTCGAGGGTTTCGGGTGACTGTGCCATGTGGATGGTTGCGCTGATGCCTTGGCCGTAGCGGTACAGTTCCTGCGCAACGCGCTCGTATTCGGACTTGGCATTCCGCAGGGACTTGTAGGCCAGGGCTTCGTCGAGGGTGTCGTTCTCAAATCGCAGGTAGAGCAAGGTTGTTTGTTGCATGATGGGTTCCTTATTACTTCAGGTTATAAAGACAGACTTGGGGGCGTTTGACAGGTTATAAAACAGCGCGCGCCCCTCCCGCGCTGAATCAATGCACCAAACTGGGGGACAGGCAGTCCCCGAGTCACAACGTGCGCAGGTAGGCTTGAATTTCGGCCTTGGTGAACTGCGCGAGGACAGGCTTCATGGCCGTTTTGATGCCACGGGCGATCTCAACACTCGGGGAAGACTTTGGCGCCTTGGGCGTGTCCTCTGCACTGAATACGGCGGCCAGCACTCGCTTGACTGCCTGCTCCGCCGCGCTGTTCTTGGCAACAGTAAGCCCGCGCTGACCCTCGACGACAGGCACTCCGTACTTGTTGCCTGCCCAGATAACCACAAAGGGACGTGCCAAGGCCCGTGTGGTCAGACCCTCCTGCGCAAGTGTCAAGGCCCAGTCGATAGGCGTGCTATCAGCGGCTTCGAAAACACTCTGCATTGCAGGGGTCACAGTGATACCGAACTTGATGATTGATTCCATGATTTATCTCCCAAACTTGGGGACAATGCGTCCCCGAGATGCCATGCCCCGCCGACCGGCTTCGTTTATGGCTCTCATATAAGGGGTCAACCCCCTATTAGGGGGGTTTGGTGACAGTACCCGGCATGGCAGATTCAGCTATGCTCGACCCCACCATACCCCCACCACCCCTTTTGTGAGCGAAATACCCTACGTCACATAAACACTATTCCCAACCCGCTTGCCCAATTTCCACTAAACTACCAAACCCTAAACTAAATCCCCCTAACCCCACCCCCATACCTTTATAATTGCCTACCCCGTATATATTTTATAAAAATTTTATAATATCATGTCTAACAGTTGACATTCACAAATAAAAAAAGGCCCTGCGTTGCAGGGCCTGAAGCGAACTTGAGTCCGCGAGGAGAAGCAATGCAGCAACTGCTTGCAGCACAGCCACAACCAGTATACACTGGTCACCAGCAAAAGCCAACGGGGTGCAAGGCCCACGCAAATTTATGCTTGATCACCTGACTGAGTCTTCGCCCAAGAAACGCACAACCAAAGATGCGAAGGTTGTGCCGTTGGAAAAAGCGTCTGCGGATCAGACCATTAACGCTCAGATTAAAACAACTGAGTGGCTTGAGTCTTTGGGCGTGCAAGACGACCAGAAAGTTTTAGACCAAGCCCAACAAAACGCCGCACGCAAAGTCTTCACGTCTTTGGCCAGTGCAGCGCCTGTAGACCAGGCAAAACAAAATCTCACGCAACTCAAGACTCCAGAGGCTGTACGCCACTTGGTGGCCATGCTGGCCGCATATGACTGGGAGTTTGTAGAGCAGGCACGCCAGCTACGCGGTATGGCGGTGGCCAAGATTCTCGAAGAAACCAATCACCCCGACGCAAAAATCCGGCTAAAAGCGCTGGAGATGCTGGGGCGCGTCACAGAAGTGGGGCTGTTCACTGAAAAAGTGGAAATCAAGAAGCCCGATATGTCTGACGCAGAGATTGATGGCAAGATCAAGGACAAACTCAACAAGTTCATGCAGGTCGTGGACGTTGTAGATGTTGCAGATCCAGTAGAGGGCGTGGATGAACTTAAGCCAACTGACCACGCTGAGTAAAACAGAGCTGCTGTTGCTGCAAAAAGCACTGCCGCACATGCCATTGGCCGAGAAAATCGAGCTGATGGATATGTTGGAGAAGCGCGAAGCCCGCGCCCGCCTGGTCGCTGCCCAAAATTCCCCCTTGGGGTTTGCTCAAGCGGTATATCCCAACTTTAAAATAGGGCCGCACCACAAAAAACTCTCAAAAATATTTGAGGATGTGATTGAAGGGCGCAAAAAACGCGTCATTATCAATATTGCACCTCGTATGGGTAAGTCTGAATTTAGTTCTTACCTGTTTCCTGCATATTTTTTGGGTAAATACCCAGAGAAAAAGATTATCATGGCCACGCATACTGCGGGGTTATCCGAAGACTATGGCCGCAAGGTCAGAAACTTGATTGATTCCGATGAGTACTGCGAAATTTTCCCCGCTACAGCGGTGGCAGACGACCAAAAAGCCGCTGGCAAGTGGTCAACCAGCAAAGGCGGTCAGTACTACGCCGCCGGTGTGGGTGGTGCCCTGGCGGGGCGCGGTGCGGATCTGTTCGTCATTGATGACCCGCATTCGGAACAGGACGTAAAGGCCAATAGTCGCCTGGCGTTCGATACCGCTTGGGCTTGGTTCCAGACTGGACCCCTGCAGCGCTTGATGCCTGGGGGCGCCATCATTGTGATCATGACGCGTTGGGGGTTGCTGGACCTAACCGGGCGCCTGATCGACTACCAAACCAAGAATCCCGACTCCATACCGTGGGAGATCGTGGAGCTGCCGGCCATCCTGCATGAGAACACGCCCAATGAGAAGTCGCTGTGGCCAGAGCAGTGGCCTCTTGAGGCGTTGCGCGCCACCCGTGCGTCACTGGACCCAAGATATTGGAACGGGCAGTACATGCAGCAGCCCACGGCGGATGCCTCGGCTGTTATCTCACGCAAACACTGGCGCATATGGGAAAAAGAAAGCCCGCCCCGCTGCGACTACATCATCCAGTCCTGGGATACGGCGTTTGAGACCAAGAACACTTCCGACTACAGCGCCTGTACCACCTGGGGAGTTTTCTACAACGAAGAAGAAAACGATGCGCCGCAGGTCATCTTGCTTGATGCGTTCAAGGACCGGGTGGCGTTTCCAGAACTCAAGCAAATTGCGTTTCAGCAGTGGAAAAGTTGGGATCCCGATGCGTTCATCGTGGAAAAGAAAGCCGCAGGCGCTCCGCTCATCCAGGAGCTGCGCAACATGGGCATCCCGGTGCAGGAATTTAGTCCTTCGCGTGGCAACGACAAGATGGTGCGTGTCAATGCAGTAGCGGACTTGTTCACTTCTGGCGTAGTATGGGCACCTGACACCCGCTGGGCGCGGGAGGTCATAGAGGAGGTCGCGGCCTTCCCCGTGGGAGAGCATGACGACTACGTGGACACAACAACACAGGCACTGCTGCGGTTCAGGCAAGGTGGGTTCATCGCACTCAACAGTGATATGAAAGATGACCCGATGACTAAATACCGCCGCGCACCTGCGTATTACTGAAAGACGTCATGGCAACTAACTTCGACAAAGCCTTGAACCCCACTTCTGCTGATGTGGCGCAGGAAGATCAAGAGCCCATTGAGATTGAGATCGTTGACCCCGAAGAGGTCAACATTGGTATTGGTGGGCTGGAGATGTCTATCCGGCCTGAAGACGAGCCGGACTTTGCGACCAATCTGGCCGATGAGATGGAAGAAGGCGAGATGCAAACGCTCGCCGCTGAGCTTGCCAGCGCCGTTGACAACGACAAGATGTCACGCAAAGACTGGGAGAAAGCCTACACTGAAGGGTTAAAACTTCTGGGGCTGCAGTACGAAGAGCGCACAGAGCCTTGGTCTGGCGCGTCGGGCGTGTTCCACCCCATGATCACGGAAGCTGTGGTGCGCTTCCAGGCAGAAATGATCACCGAGACTTTCCCTGCACAAGGCCCGGTCAAGACCAAAATCATTGGTAGGGAAACCCCGGAGGTCAAAGAGGCGGCGGTGCGTGTCGAAGATGACATGAACTTTGAGCTCACGGAAGTGATGAAAGAGTACCGCCCAGAGCATGAGCGCATGCTGTGGAGCCTGCCGGCCACGGGCTCGGCGTTTAAGAAGATTTATTACGACCCCTCTCTTGGGCGCCAAGCAGCGGTGTTTATCCCCGCTGAAGACATCCTGCTGCCCTACGGCACCACGGAGCTGGACATCTGCCACCGCGTTACGCACGTGATGCGTAAAACCAAAAACGAGATCGTCAAGCTGCAGCAGGCGGGCTTCTACCGTGACGTGGACTTGGAGGAGCCGCAGAAAGTCACAGAAGAAATCCAAAAGGCCAAAGACAAGGAAACGGGCTTCAGTGATATTAACGACGACCGTTATACGTTGCTGGAATGCCACACGGATTTGGATTTGCCCGGCTACGAAGATGAGAAGGACGGGGAGCCCACGGGTATTGCGTTGCCATACGTAGTAACCCTAATCAAAGGCACCAATACCGTCCTGGCCATCCGCCGCAATTGGAAAGAAGACGACCCGCTCAAACAAAAGCGCCAGCACTTTGTGCACTACCAGTACGTCCCAGGTTTTGGGGCGTATGGCTTTGGTCTGTTCCATTTGATCGGTGGATTTGCCAAGAGCGCCACATCCATCATGCGTCAACTGGTGGACGCTGGAACGCTGAGCAATTTGCCTGGCGGCTTGAAGAGTCGGGGCCTGCGCATCAAGGGGGATGACACCCCCATTGCTCCGGGTGAGTGGCGTGACGTGGACGTGGGCTCTGGGGCTATCCGCGACAACATTTTGCCGCTGCCGTACAAAGAGCCGTCGAATGTGCTCTACCAGTTGCTTGGCAACATCGTCGAAGAGGGCCGCAGATTTGCGGCTACGGCGGATATGCAGGTGGCAGACATGTCTGCCCAAGCGCCTGTGGGAACGACGCTGGCGTTGTTGGAGCGTCAGCTCAAGGTGTTGACGGCAGTCCAGGCCCGCACGCACTACACGCTCAAGCAAGAGTTCCGGCTGCTCAAGGAGATCATCCGCGACTACACCGAGCCGGATTACGAGTACGAGCCTGAGTATGGGTCGCCCAAAGCCAAGAAAGAAGACTACGACTTGGTGGACGTCATTCCCGTGAGTGACCCCAATGCAGCCACGCTCAGCCAGCGTGTGGTGCAGTACCAGGCAGTCATTCAGATGGCCCAGATGGCCCCAGACATCTACGACATGCCCCAGTTGCACAGAGCGATGCTGGACGTGTTGGGCATCAAGAACGCTGAAAAGCTGGTGCCGTTGCCTGAGGATCAGAAGCCAAGAGACCCTGTGACCGAGAACGCGTGTTTCTTAAAGCTGGAGCCTACCAAAGTCTTCTTCTACCAGGATCACAACGCCCACATCCAGGTGCACATGGCTATGCTGCAGGATCCTTCTGTGGCACAGATCATTGGCCAGAACCCCAAAGCGCAACAGATCCAAGCTGC